CTGTTGTACCTGTTTCAGCTGTTCCATTGTTTCGGCTGCTGCCTCGGCCTTTTCGTGCATCGTCATGATGTCCTTCGGCAGATTTTCGAGGTCTGTGCCTTCGGTGTATACCATGCTTTTTGCCTTGATGGATGTGTCTCCAGCTTCCAGTCTTGCGATTGCGCTTGCAAGGTCGTAGCCCTCGCCGGCTCGCTGGATTTTCTCGTATGTGTTCTCATCCGGCTGCTGAATGTAGTCGGTTGTGTCGTTCGGTCGCTTTACTGCTTTCCACGTTGGGGCAGTCTTGCTGCCCGGATTGTTTGCTACTCTTTCAGTTGGCATTCCGTAGTATCTTACCATCACATCAGGATTTAACATTGGCTGTCTCCTTCAGGTCGATGAGCCGTGCGATGTGTTCAGGCATTGCTTCGCTCATGTAGCCGGTCTCGGTGTCAAATTCGCCCAGTTCCACGAGGCTGATGTCTTCGATTTCGCTTGGCTTGCTTTCGTTGGCTTTCCATCGTGCCGTTCGGACTGCCTGTGCCCGGTTGTTCTGCAGGAACGGCTGCGAGTAGCCATTGGTCAGCGAATCGTGGAATGTGTAGAACTTCAGTTTCATGTTTTAGCCCCTCCATCGAGCTTTCTTTTCCCTTACGTCTATGTGCGTAAAGTTTTCGTATCTGCCTATTCCGTATTTGTCTGGATATTTGCGGTTTAGGTATCTTTGCACTTCGCTTGCTGGCACCGTTTTCACTTTGATGTCGGCTGCCGTGCCCTTTGTGTGTTGTGAGTTTTTTACACCGCCGATTTTCTTGTTATATTCTGGTGTTCTGTATCCGCTGGTGATTATTACCGGCATTTTGAAGTTTGTTCTTACATCTTCCAGCACTTTTATCAGTTCTGAGTCGATGAGAACTTCATCACACTGGTAATCTTTTTGCGCAAATTCTTTCACTTTGAAGTGTTCGCTTACTTGGTGGGTGCCCTGATTGAATAAGCTGTATTCATGCAGCATTTTTACTCTTTCCCCGCGTCTTTCAGTGCGTGGTAAATCTCGTCAAGCTTTTCCAGAATGCGCATCATCAGTTCAATCGCTTCTTTGACGTCCTTGACCTTAATCAGTGCCATTAAACCATCTCCTTTCTTTTTTGGCCTTTGTCCAGCTACAGCCTGATGCCGCCCCGGCTGACCTTTGGCCGGACGTTGATGTTTTTTACCCGCTTTGCAGTCTGGGTAAAATGTTTCTGGTCGCCTCGACCCGCTCCGCTTCTGTGTGCCATTGTGTTATCTCCTTTCTTTTAAATATAAAAGGCAGACAACCAATATTGGTCGTCTGCCTTTATTTTATACAAAAACTTCTGTTTTGTCAATACGGCAAGGTTTTTTAAGAAAATAGATTGATATATTAGTTGCTGGTTTTGCTCCTTTGGTTTGAAAAGCGCTTTAGCGCTCTGCCGCATGGAGCTAAAGCGGAATGCGGCTAATCCATTCATTATAAGCGCTGTGCGCGTCATGCTTTCGGCTCACGCCATTTTTGCTTTAGCTTGTCCTTTTCCTTCTGAATGTTTAGATAGGTTTCATAATCCACGCTTGTAGACTGTTCGAGATTGATTAAGCTTTGTATTGCACTGCGTCTGCGTCTGGCTCTAACTTCTCTCAGCTCGTCAGAATGTGCCTTAAAATAGCTTTCAGTGTCTTGGCTGGTATCCTTATCAAGTATCTTATCAAAATAGCGTGGTGGCCTTTTTTCGCGTCCCCCTGCACAGATGATGCTATCTGTCTTTAAGATTTCATCTTTGTGTTCGTTCAGATACTTTTCGCCAATGCCTTTCGACATGATTCGGAACTCTGGCTCTCTGCCTTCCATCCAGTATTTTGCCGCTTGCTCTGCACCTATGGCTTTCTTGTTGACGTATTGCGCCACGTATGCAAAGCTTCCCGGTTGTGCTGGTGAAAAGTCTATCATGCCATTGCCCCAGATTTTTTGTAGCCATTCGCTTTTGAAATAGCTGTTGCCTTTTTGGTTTTTATACCATTGTGCATCCGGTGGCTTTAATCCGAATACTATAGCATGATAGTGTGGTCTTTTTGTTCTGTCGCCGTATTCGGCTGCTAGGAAGTATTTTATTGGCTTCTTGTATGCTTTCCGTAGACGTTTCAGAAATAGCTGCACGTCTCGCTTGCTTACTGTTTGACTTTGAATGCTTCTGTAGCCTTTGACGATTTCGCCGTATGGTATATGCTCATCGTCATACGTCAGTGTTAGAAAAATCACATCGTTCCATTCTTTGGCTTCTAGCTCTATTCTGGTTGCCCATTGGTCTGCTATCTGTTTGCGGCAGTACTCGCATTTACCGCATGGTAACAATGCGAATTTTCCTTTTTTGATTCCGTCCATGATGTCCGTTTGCAGTCCTTGTTTGGATAGGTTTTCCAGACTTCCCCATAGTTTTGGTTTTTTCGTATCCATTTGAAATACTAATGGTTTTGTACATGGCATTTTTGTTACCGGCACAAGCTTCCTTGTCTATCTTGTGCCGGTTGACACCTCGCTTTCTTTATATATTAACTTGTTGTAGTCGTAGTAGTAGTGTTGTTGAAAGTGTTGAAAACTCGTTTTTTTAACGTTACTACGTTTATTTATTGTCTTTTTGCCTGTTGAAAACTTTGTTGAATTGTTGAATGTTCGTCATTTTTACGAATTTCTTTGTGCAACTTGTTGTTGAAAACCTGTTGAAAGTGTTGAAAACTCAAGTTTTCCACATTCTTTATTTTTTGGATTATTGTTACAAAAAAGGGGGATGTTTTCCACCCCCCCTTCCTTTCTTAGTCTCCTTTGTATGCGTTGAATGCGTCCATGTTTGGCATGATTGGCACTCTTTGGTTGTACTTTTTGAAGTTTTCTGCTGTGTCTTTGGCTGCTTTGCCAGCTTTTTCTGCTGCTTTTTCTGCTGCTTTTTTGGCTGCTTTGCCGGCTCCCGCAAGGCCTGCACCTAATTTGCTAGCTGCATAGGTGTACTGTTGCGCCTGTTTTGCGCTTGAGGTTGCCAGCTCGCTCGCTGCCTGTTCCCAGCTTTTCGCATTCTTAAACTGTTTTGCGCTGGTCGCCTGTTTTGCCAGCTGTAAGTATTTGTCTGCCAGTTCTGCCGTGTTGTTGCCATATTCGTACATTGCGGATACGCTTGCAGCCTGTGCGCTCTGCTGGTTATAACGTTGGCTTCCAATGCTTGCAGATGCTCCCGATGGTGCGCTTGTTGCTCCGTTGGTCGCTGCTAGGATAGGATTGATGCCCGCTGCGATCATGTCCTTTACGGTATCTTGATAGGCTGTCCCGCGCATTTCCTTTTGAAACGCTCGTTCTGCTGCTGCTTCTGCGCTGTTGTACTTCTTGGCGCTTGCTTGGCTTCCAGCATTCGCGAGGTTGCTCAGCAGTCCGCTCATCATTTGCAGTGCGTTTGCGGTGTTTACGCTGCTCTGGTTGCCGAATGTGGCAATACCTGTTGGCGTGCTGATTTGTGTCGCACCGATTTGCTGTGGTGCTGTTACACTGCCGGTTGTGGTCTCGTTGCCTGATGTGGTCTCGTTGCCTGATGCTTGGCTGTTTTTGGCTCCGCTCTGGTTACTGCTCGTTATGATGCCTGTTAATATGCTTAGCCCTTGCATGAGGTATGGCATAAAGCTTAATAACGTCTCCATTCAAAAATAGCCCCGCTTTTGCGGGGCTTCCTCCTTCCTTAAATTCTTTCGATTCCCGGGATGCTGTAGATAGGCATTTCGCGGTACCAATCTTCTGTGAAATAGAAGTCACACAAGAATTGGTGGCTTTTTGCGCTTGTTACTGCAATCGTTCGGTCAACGTTCTTTGTTTCTTCCTGAATCCATTCTGCCGAGAGACGCGGAAGCGTTTCATAATCGTCTGCATAGTGCCATGCGTCCAAACTTGTCTGGTAGTTAGACCGCATTTCGCCGGTTACGTAAGAAGGCTTGTAGCGGTAATCCGCCCATGCCTCTTGATAGCCAAAGATTTCATTATCTTCTGCCGTGCCTTGTGCATAGATTTCGCGGTTGTACACCGGTTGTTCGCCCAGTGCTGCCAGTCGCGGGTCGTAGTAGGTGAATCGTCCGCCACGTGTCCACTTGGTTGCAAGCCCCTGCTGGTAGCTGTGCTCTACTCGTACCACTGCCAGACCGATGATATAGCCGTACTCAGTTGCCGCATAGTCTACCATCTCTTTACTGCACGTGGTCAGGCTGTATGCTGCCGTATTGCCCAGTGCCTGTCCGGTTGTCGGGTCCGTCTGGCTTGTCTGCACAACCTGATTGACATTGATCGCGATGCGCTGGCCGCCGATGTACTCAGGAATCTGCAGACGGCTGTCCGGTGACGTTACGCCCCACGTACCAGACAGGAACTCGCGATAGCGCGTGCCGTTGCGTGCATCTGCTTCAAAGATGTGCTGCAATGCAATAGCCATGCGCAAATCTGCAATGCTGATTGCGTTCAAGCTATTTAGGTTTGCGCCTAGGAATCCTTCTCTAAAGTTTGTTCCTTGGTTTGAGCTCGCCCCCTTTAATTGTGCCGGTTCATTTTCTCCCGGTGCTCCCGGTATATTACAGATTGCCGGGTATGCTGGTCCCGTTCCGTTCAGGTAAATTGTTACGTTATCCGTAAGTTTATTCGTCAATTCTTTGTTTGTGAATACATTTACGGCTGCGTTTCCCGTCAGGCTGATTTCCACAGGGTCAGCTTTTAACGGACTCGGCAAACAGCTGGTGAAGTAGTCGTGGAATTTACCAGCTTTTGCGGGATGTCGTGCGTATAAGGTCCCCTCGTTTGTGTTTGTCGTTAGGCTTGGTTTGTTTGCGTAGAAATCTTTTGTTGCGTTCCCGGGATTTGGTTCTTTTCCTCCGTTATCTTCTTTTTTGTACCCTAACATTAACGGCGCTTCAAGATTTTCATCTCGAAACCATTCGTTGTATATCATGGCATACGCTCTTGCTGGGAGTGCGTTCACTTTGATTTCGTTTTTTACTCCGGTCGGCAGTCCAAAGTAGTCTCCGATGCTGCCGTTATTTAGACCGGATGTGCCTCCGATTGTGCAAGTCGGTGTGCTGTATTCGGTCTTTTCTGCCCAGTAGTTTGTGTCGTTTTCTCCGAACATGTTTTCCCAGTGTTCCCAGAGCAGACGACAGGGCACAAAGAAGAAGTAGGTATCCATGTAGCAGTTGTCCATGATAGGATAGATTGGAGTACTCATACGAATAAGCCCGTTAAGTCGCACTCGTGCGGTATCGCCCGGAAGCACTTCATCGCAGTAGATGGGCACTAGATCGCCTTCGTTGATGGTCGTCAGGAGCTGATGACTTCTGTCAAATTTGCTTCGTGGTCGTTCCATTCGCGGCACTTGCGCGAAATGGTTTTCACTGTTTCTGTTCGTTTTCCTTCACCTCTTCCTTTTTTTCTTCCTTCTCTTCCGGCTTCGGCTGTTCGGTCTGTTGTACCTGTTTCAGCTGTTCCATTGTTTCGGCTGCTGC